GTATCATAAATCGCTTTATGTGTTTTAAGTTTTAAGCTATTATGAGTCAAATAAGCCACTTGGTTATGTGTGTTGTATCTAAACTCAATTTTGAAATTTAGATGTGCTGGTTTATTAATATAAATGAAATTCTTAAAATTATCTAAGTTTTGAGGTATTCCAACTACAGATGTAAATTTTATCGTAAATGAATAATTTCCGTAATCCTCAATTACTTCTATTTCTCCATTTGTGAATATCTTTGCTTGTTCTTTTAAAACTTGTGGAGTAAAGATATTTTTTGATAGTAAAGTATAGATAATTCTATCTTTTCTATCCTGTAAACTCCAACCATTTTTATAGTCTAATTCCATAAACCTTTCATAATTAGCCACTTGTTGCTCATTAAAAAAAGCTATGAATAATAGCTCCTTGTATTTTTGTATATCATTTTTAGCATATTCACAGATTAAATCTAGTGTTCTTATCAAATCTTCTTGTAATGTGTTTCTAGCTACTTTAGAGACTTTTTTAATTAATCTATTGCTCATTTATAATCACTGTCCCAACCACTAATATCTCATCATCTGCAATTTCTATATTAGAATTAGAATTGTTTACTTTTACAAAGTTATCATTTACTCCATCTATTTCTAAAATAGCTTTCTCTAAACGATTGATAGATAGTATTGTCTTATTAACTTTCTCAAATGTAGCATTCCCAGTTTTTATAACAGCTTTTAAAAGAGATTCAATCTTTTCTTTTACATCTGATAAAGCATATCCAGATTTTAATATAGTATTCACTTCTATATTTATAGTCTTAGCTCTAAAGCTTTCTATAGTTACATCAGCTCCAACGGGTCTACCGTCATCGCTCTGTATTCTTTCTCTAACTTTTTGAATTAGACTAGAATCAGCTATATCATTATTATAATTGGCAATTAGAACTTTAACAGTTCCGTTTCCATTCCAAAGAGGTTTTACTAAGACTTTTCCAACTCCATCAACTTGCTTAGCCCATTGCTCATAATCATAGATATTTCCACTGTGAGCAGGTCTTGTAGCTTTTTCTTTTGCTCTTGCAACTAGCACAGAATTAGGTTCTTTATCATATCCATTTATAATTTCTTTTTCATTTGTAATACTGTAAATATTGCTATTTTGAATTTCAAAAGTTGTAATCTCTCCTATTGCAGCATTACCTATTTTTCCTTCTGAAAGGCATTCTATTTCTATTTCTGCAACTCCTGATGTGCTTAAATATTCTCTTCTTAAAGATTTATATTTTATTCCATCTCTATTTAAAAATATTGTATTTTCTTCTATGATAGAGTTTGCTTTTCCTGTTACTTTTAGAGTTCCTTTTGCCTTAGTTCCAACTCTTCTTTTTACTCCAAACATTAAAGCATGCTTATCAACGTATTCATCTTCTGTTGCAGTATCTATAAAAGTTTGTTTTTCCCAAAATTCTAACTCTTTATAAACTTCTTCTGCAGTAATTCCAAAAGTTGCTGCAATATCAAAGTTATAAGTACCTTCCATCTTTGAGAGTGGGTTTTTTAAGTTATCTAAGAAATTATTTCTTAATTCAATTTTATCTTTCATTTACACCTCCATTTCTAGTTCTCCATACACTGTTTTAACATTAAAGGTTATTTGTGGAACATATTCATCTTCGTTAGAAATGACAAAATTATAGCACTCTGTGATGTAAGGATTTACTAGTAATGTATCCCTTATTTGGTTTATCATTAAAGCATCTTTAACTGTTTTATGATAGATAGTTCCTATATTAGTTTCTAATTCACTCCCATATTCATCGCTATGCACATCAGTATATCTAAATCTTTCAGTCTTTAATGCCTTGAATATCCATACTTTTAAAGCTTCATTTTCTTCTAAAACTTTTATATCATTCCCTTCTTTGATATATTCACCAGTTTTAAAGTCTATAGCATATTCTTTAAAAATTGGCATTTCTTCAATTTCTGTTTCTGATTTTTCAAGAAAAATATTAAAATCTTTTTCCACATTACACCCCCTCTATAGCTTTATTTGGCATTTTAACTATTTTTGTTACAACTACATAATGTACACCCATAACAAGAACAAGTACTTCATCGCCTTTTTGTAATGTATCCTCGAACCAAATATCCTTGTGAGATTTATATGTTCCATTTCCCTGATAGTTTCCACTTCCTTCTAATTTTGGTATCTTATGCCCCATTGCATCCTGAGTAGTATTATCGTAACCATATTTAGATACATCTATTTTTATTTCATCAATAACACCATTTATCGTATAATCTCTATGATAGTGAGGCAATAAGTAATTACTGCAGTAAATTTGCTCTGAAGGGATAGTTTGTCCATCAAATTCAATTGTTAAATTTGGTGGAGGAGTAAGCACACTAGCTTTTATGATAGATGTTCCTTTTGTAGCTTGACTTATCATTTCACCTATCATTAATCCTAAATCACTCATTTCTTATCCCACCCTTCTGGAAACAGTTGATCCAATTTACTTACTTTTTTAGCTTTTCCTTTTTTAGTTTTCTTACCTTTTTTATTTTTATCACTTTTTTTAACTTTTTCTTTGTTTTCAAATTCCGCTTTATCCATTACATTTTCAAATGCTAACTCAACATTACAATAATGAGTTTCTCCTTCAAAGACATGAGCATCTGATTTAACTAAGAAATCTCCAACAAGTCCACTATGTGGCTCTTGTATTCCTATATTATACCCTGCTTGAATTAATACATTTCCTAAACATTGTAATTTTGCACTTTTTTCTATACTTTTTAGCATATCCTTAGCATTTGCTATATTATCTACATCTTTTTCAAATTGCATAACTTGTTGAAATAGTCCAAATTTCTTTTTATCTTCTGCATTCTCTACTTTATTAAGTATTTGTTGCTTCTCATTTTCTACTTTATAGATAACTATTTGATTTATCATATTTTCTATGCTTTCTTCATATGAAGATGTAGAAATGTTATCAGCACTTGTTAAAAGAACATCAGCATGTGTTCCTTGCTCAACTATATCTATTGCTTTATCATTACTTACAATAGAATAAATCTTTTTATTTTTTCTATGTTGAATAGTGTAAGCATTCAATATAATTTCATATCCGCTTCTGTCAATAGCAGGATAAGTACAAGTAACTTCATCTTGTGGTATTTTACCTATTTTTAAATTAAGTTCTCCGCATATTTCTTTTATAATTTCAGAAGGCTTTTTCCTAAAGAAATTTTTAACAAAGTTATTTTTATTCAGATAAATAGAATTGTCATAAGCATAGAATGTCTTAACAGTATCTCCTTTTCTTGAATGAAAAAATACCTTTCCAACAAATAGTTTTTCATCATCATAAGAAAATTCAACTTCATCTCCAATATTAGTTATAATATCTCCTAAATACTCAACTTCTAACTTTCTAGCTGTTCCGTGTATAGCACCACTCCAAATTACTTGAATAAAAATATTTTTATATTCTTTTCCATTAACATAAATTTTAACTCTTTCCATAAAATCACCTTTGCAATAAGCCTCTTGCTACATCTAGCAAGTTTTTATTTTTAGTAACTTCTATTAAACTTATTTCTACATCAATATCTCCAGTTCTTTCAACTATAGAAAAATTTAGAGTTTGGATATAGCATTTAAAAAATATGTTGAACTCAGGAACAATTAAAGTTAAAGGCTCTTTATCATTTTTTAATTTAGTTAATGTTTCTACACTTCCAGAAGGAGTTGCAGATAATAAATAATTAAAAAAAGGTGATTTAAGATTAGGAAAAAATGTAGAAAATGTAATTCTTTCAGCTTTTCTATTTCCTATTAATGTCTTTTCTCCTACATCAATTATTTTAAAAATCTGTGTGTCTTGCTCACTCTCAATCTTTAAATCCAAAGGTGGAACAACAAAGAAAAAAGGAGTGCTTGTAGAATTTTTCAATAAAATAAATGTTGGTTTCATACTAGACCTCCTTTAATTTGTAGTTTGTACATAAGTCATTAAATTTTTTATAATTTTTTGTTTACTCAATTCTGCAACTTTCTCAATATCTGCTTCATTTTTTATTACAACTCCACCCATATTTAAATTTATTTGTGGAGAAAATGTAACATTTTGAGGTGGAACTTTAATATCATTATTACCTTGTTTAACTTCTGGAACTCTTATTTTTTCAGAAGGTTTAGCTATATAGTTCAGAGTTTTATTTTCTACTACAGTTTTTACATTTTTCCTTTGTTCTTCAAAAGCACTAATCAATTTTGAAGTTAACTTATCGTAACTAGGAGTTGCTGTTTTTATTATTTCTTTTTTAGGTTCTTCTTTTTTATTAGAAACATCTTTTACTTGTGGATTCAAAATCTTATTGTTTATAAACTTATCTTTATCATTTTTAAGATTAATGATAGGAGAAATAGTGGGGATATCCTCTTTTTTAGTTTCAAGAATTTTATTTTTGTCTGTTTCTATATTTACTTGTGGAGAAAATGCATCATTTAACTTTGTATCTCTTATTGGCTTTATACCTATAACGTCATTTATTTTTTCTTTAGTTTTTATATATTGGCTTTGAGAATTTGTAGTATCTCTAAGCGGTACTCCAACTTGAGAAGCTAAACCATCTATTTTTTCTTTAGTTTTTTGATACATCATGTCATAAGCTTCTGTTATTTCTTCTATACTATTTCCTAAAGGTTTGTATACTAAATCTTTTATGGCATGTGGGTCTCCATTTTTGGCTTTCAATTCAATTCTCTCACCATATTCTTTCCAGTACTCTTGTTTTTTTTGTTCGTTTTTAATAAAAAGTTTTTTCCTTTTTTCTTCTTCTTCCTTTGTTTCAGGTCTCATCTGCCAAATTTTATTATTATTTTCTATTATCTCAGATTCAAGATTATTTTGTTTAATAGACTTATTAGTCATAAAATATGAACCTATATTTTTACCTATTTCTGCGGTTTTTCCTACTACTTTAAGTCCCCATATTACAGGTTCTAATAATGTTGCTAAATCAGATACTAAATCTATTGTTGTATTTAGATACCCTATAACCGTATCAAAAAATGCTTGAACATTTTCTTTGGAAAATGTATCACTTTCTGTTAATTCAATAATTTTTCCAGTTAAATTTTCAATGAGACTTGTTATAGCTGGTGCAGCTGCTTCTCCTATATGTAGTTTCAAATTATCCCAAGCACTAGCTAAAGCTTTTATTTTATATTCAGGTGTATTCTCTTGAAGTTTATTAAACTCTTCAGTAGCTCCTTTAGAATTGTATATTGAGTTAGCTAATGTTTCAAAACTTTCTTTAGATGTTCCTAAGAGTGAAGTTATAATTCTCATCTGTTCAGAGCCAAAAATAGTAGTTAAAATATAGTTCCTTTGTTCATCAGTCATTCTTAGATTGTTTTGTTGCAGAGCGCCCGGAAGAAAAAACCGCCGAAGAAGCTAGCTCAAAATATAAGATGATTACG